TTCCCTCTAAAAAGAAAATAGTTAAAGAATCTGACTGGAAAACATATTATGGCTCAGCAGATGAAGTTAAACAATGGGTCAAAACAATCCCCACCGATAAACTAACTCGTGTTGTGTTACGTTTATGTAAAACAAAAATTTCATTATCCTATTATGAAGTCAAATATCAAATGATATACGGGGTTTTAGAAAACGAAGAGTGGTGTAATGATTCGATATTAGGAAAATTTTATAGAAAAAATATAATAGATGAATAATTTTTACATATATTCACATGTTCGAAAAACAGACGGTAAATGTTTTTATATAGGAAAAGGTAAAGGGAATAGATATAAAAATATAATAGGTAGAAATCAATATTGGCATAATGTTGTAAATAAATACGGATTTGAGACTAAAATATTGGTAAATAATATATCTGAAGAAAAAGCATTTGAATTAGAATCATATTTTTGTGAGCAAATAGGTTATGAAAATCTATGTAACTTAAGAAAGGAGAATGGATGGGGAGGATGGTCCCATACTGAGGAATCTAAGTTAAAACAATCCTTAGCTATGAGTGGAAAAACACATACTCAAGAAACTAAAAATAAAATATCTTTATCTAAAAAAGGACAAGCTAACACTTTAGGTAAAACCTGGAAATATAAACACCCTAGAACTCAAGAAAATAAAGATAAGATTAGTAAAACCTTATCAGGTAAACCTAAATCTAAAACTCATATAGAAAATATGAAACAACCTCGTTCGGAAGAGATTAAAGAAAAACTAAGATTATGTAAGTATAAGTATAATTTAGAACAATATGATCTACAAGGTAATTTTATTAAATTATGGCCTAATCCAACAACAGCCATTAAGGAATTAGGAATAAAGGGTATATTTGAAAATTTAAAAGGAAGATCTAAAACAGCTGGTGATTTTATTTGGAAGTATGCAACAAAAGACTTGGCTCCCCAAATATAATATATTATATTATAGAGTATGGTAAATCAAGCTTTAGTTACAATAATAAATTCTGTTTTAGGTAGTGGTAAATCCACATCTAAGGGTAATTATGCTTATCCTTGCCCGTTCTGCAAACACCAAAAGCCTAAACTTGAAATTAATTTCACTGAAAACAAAGAAGGTGTTAACCCGTTCCATTGCTGGTCTTGTGGGAAAAAAGGCAAAAAGTTAGTACAACTACTTAAAATCTTAGATGCACCAAAGGAAAAAATAGCAGAGCTAAAATCATACCTTAAAGTTGATGTATATAATATTACACCTACTGTAACTGACAAAGTACATTTACCTAAAGAATTTAAATCATTATTAAACTCAAACAACTCAGTTATAGCTAAACATGCTATGGTTTATCTTAAAAAACGAGGTATTAGTGAAGATGATATTATAAAATATAATTTAGGATATTGTGAATCTGGGAATTATGCTAACCGAATAATAGTACCATCATACGATGAACATGGTGTATTAAACTATTTCACAGCACGTAGTTTTGAGAAAGACAATCCAGTAAAATATAAAAACCCAAATGCATCTCGTAATATTATTCCGTTTGAATTTTTTATAAATTGGGATTTACCATTAGTATTATGTGAAGGACCATTTGATGCTATAGCTATAAAACGTAATGCCATTCCATTACTTGGTAAAAATATTCAATCTAATCTTATGAAACGTATTGTTATGTCATCTGTTGAAAAGATTTACATAGCATTAGATAAAGACGCTCAAAAGAAAGCATTAGAATTTTGCCAACAACTCATGAACGAAAACAAAGAAGTATATCTAATTGATATGCAAGATAAGGATCCATCAGATATGGGATTCAAACATTTTACACACATTATACAAGATACTGAACCATTAAAATTCTCAGACTTGTTATATAAAAAACTTATGTTATGATAGAAAAAAATGTAAACGTTAATAAAAAACACGTTAAACGACTATTAGAAATTGATGACTCTTCTAAAAGAGTAACAATAATGGATAATAGGTATTACACCAGACATGATAAATACTACCCATCCGTTACTAGTATTTTGCAATATATGCCTAAAAATAAATTCTTTGAAACCTGGTTAAAAGATGTAGGACATAATTCAGATATTATAATGAGAAAAGCAGCGGATGAAGGTACACAAGTACACGACGCTGTTGAACGGTATCTTTTAGGTGAAAAAATATCATTAATTGATGATAGAGGATTTTCACAGTACTCGATGTTTGTATGGCAGATGATTTTAAAATTCCATGAATTTTGGTCTACACATAAACCAACATTAGTAGAAAGCGAAGCCCATCTATTCTCAGACAAATTTATGTTTGCAGGAACATGTGATTTAGTAGTTGAAATAAACGGCGAAAAATGGTTATTAGATATTAAAACATCAAATTCACTACATACAAGCCACGATTTACAGTTATCCGCATATGCTCAAGCATGGAACGAATTGTATGAAGAAAAAATTGAACGTGTAGGTATTATTTGGTTAAAATCTTCAAAACATAAAGCCGATAAAAAAGGAGAAAAAATGCAAGGTAAAGGATGGGAAATATACGAACCAACCCGTACTATTGAAGAAAATTTTAAACTGTTTGGATATATACACGAATTATATAAACTAGAAAACCCAGACCCTAAACCAACATCAAATGATTTTCCAACTGAAATTCAAATAGGAATGTAACTAGCAATATTTATATTAAACCACTAGAATGATTTCTTTAATTAAAATTTTAAAAACTGTAATAACAGAAGGGGGCAATGTATTCGGTACTACATCTAGTATTAAGAAAGAATATATTAAACCAACTCTATCAAAATTTACATCTGAATTAAAAAAAATATACCCAAAAGTAGATTTTAAATTTAATACATTAGGTTCCGTTGGTAAAAAAGACGAATCAGGAGATATTGATTTAGGCATGGATGTTAATCAGTTTATGACTAAAGATGGCACACCGTTGTTAGACAATTGGAATATAGATGAAGCAGAATTTGAAGCTTTATATGAAAAAATAAGAAAACGTTCAAGATCAGCGACTGAAGCTCAAAGTAAATTAAGAGCTATGTTGGAATTAATTGCCATTAATATTGAAGAAAAATCACAATTTATAGACACAGACTTAAAAGCAGCGGGTGGTGGATCTATATTTTGTACTTTCCCCCAATATGACGAGAATGGAAAAGCATTAGATGACAAATCGGTACAAATAGACATTAATGTAGGTAATTTAGATTGGCTAAACTTTAGTTACTATTCAAACACATATAAAGATAATGTTAAAGGTTTACATAGAACACAACTAATGTTGTCTATGTTCCAAGCATTAGGTTTAACTTTTAATCATGGTACTGGTGTTAAAGATAAAGCAACAGGAGATGTAGTTGCTACTACCCCTAAAGAAGCACTAGATGTATTAAATAAAGGATATAACCTTAATTTATCTCAAGATGTACTAAATGACTATTTTGAATTAATGAATTCTTTAAAAAAGAATTTATCTGAAGGTGAATTAAACCAAATATTAGACACATATCTTAAAATATTAGACTCAACAAGAGCTGATATTCCAAATGACATTCAAGACTATTGGATCGCTAATCAATCTCGTCTAGGACTTAAAGGTAAATTCCTTCCAGACAATTCTAACTTAATAAAATACAAAACAACATCATGTCAGGATCAGCAGGAGGTAACAGAATACCAAGATCAGCTGTTGAAAAAACAGTTAAAGAATATATTGATAAAGTCTTAAATAAAGTACCTGGCTTCAAATCAGCTAAAGTATCAGGTTCATATAATACTTCGGACAAACAAGATTTTGGCGACATAGATTTAATTGCTTCTTTTGAAGGAGAAGATAAAAAAATATTTAAAAAAGAACTTGCCAAATATCTAGAATCACTTCCAGATGATGTAATAGTTCCTTTTAAAAGTGAAAAATACGCAGGTAAAAAAACAATGAACACTGGTGAGATTGTTACAATACTGTACCCAATAAGTGGAATGCCTGGTGAGTTTGTACAAATTGACAATATCATTGCTTTATCAGAAGAAGAAGGTGATTTTAAAAAAACATTCCTAGACTACCCAGCAGAAATCCAAGGTTTAATTTTAGGATTAGTTAAAGTAGTTACTTTAGAAGAAGATCCAAATAAAGTAATTGCTAGAATGGGTATAAAAAATATACCTGCTTTAGAACCAAATCAAGAATATGAATTTAATTTATCATCTGCTGGTTTAACTTTAAGAATAGTTACTTTAGGAGAAGACTATAAACAACTTGAAAGAACAGATGTTTGGAAATCAAGTAATTGGGGAGATGTAAAAAAATTACTCGCTGATTATAACATTGATCAATCATTTAAAGATTTAGTTTCTGACTTAAAAAAATTAAAAAACCCAAGATCTAAAAATAGAATTAAAGGTATATTTAAATCCATGGTGTCTATTAAGTCTGGAGAAGTTAACACCCCAAAAGGAGACAACAAACAGATGGCTCTAGATACTGTCGCCACATTAGAAGGAAAACATAATAGCCTAGTTCAAAACTTAATATCTGGTCTTATAAATGAAGAAACTACAAAAGAATCAATAGCATTATACCCAGGTAAATTCAAACCCCCACATAAAGGCCATTTTGAAGTGGCTAAACAATTACTTAATAAAGCAGATAAAGTAGAAATACTAATATCTGGTAAAGAAGTTGAAGGTATTACTGCTGAACAAAGTAAAGCAATTTGGGAATTATATAATGAATTATTAGGTGGAGGATTAGATATCAAAATTATCCAAGGATCACCAGTAAAATATGTTTTAGATACTATTGAATCAAATCCAAACAACCACTATATAGCAGTATATGGTAAAGGTGATGAAGAGAGATACAGAAATATAGGCAAAGACCCTCGTTACATGAATGCTGAAGTATTTGATGGAGGTTCAGTTGCATTAGATGGTGAAAATATCAGTGCTACTAATTTAAGAAAAGCAATGGTAGATAAAGATATTCAAGTAATTAAATCTATGTTACCTGATGGTATTAACGCTAAAGAATATATCCAAACATTAGCCGGTCAAAAAAAATTACAAGAAGCAGTAACTGATACTGAAGTAATTTGTGATAACTGTGGTTGGCATTGGTCCATTGAAGATGGTGGTGATGATTTATATGTTTGCCATAAATGTGGACATGATAACACACCTAAATCAAATAAAGCTTGGAATCTCCAAAATGGGATCGTATCTTTAACTAAATATATGTTAAATAATGGGATGAATATATCACCATTACCTAAATTAAAATTTATAGATAATGATAAAGAAAATGCAGGTGAATTATTAGGAAAAACGGCATATTATAATCCGTTAGAAAAATCAATCACATTGTATACTTTAAATCGTCATCCTAAAGATATATTACGTTCATATGCTCATGAGATGGTTCATCATGTTCAAAATTTAGAAAATAGATTAAATGATATTAATACTACTAATACAAATGAAGATGGAGCATTACCTGAAATTGAAGAGGAAGCATATAAATTAGGAAACATGATGTTAAGAAATTGGGAAGATAATATTAAAAACAAATAAAAATATGGGATTTAAAAGAATTGTAGCAAAATCTGAAGACGATTTAGTAGAAATTATAGAAAATATAAAAGATTGGTTTAAAAACAATAAGTTCTATAAAATAGAAACAACATCAGAGAAACGTAAATTTATGGATCCTGAAACTAAAAAAATCATTGAAAAAAACATTGATGGTTTGAAGGTAATAGATCAAAATAATAAAAAAGAAACAACTATAAAATTCATTCCATTACTTAAACCAAACGAAATAAAACTTGAACTTGGGGGTGAAAATGAAACTACTATGGCTGGTAAAATCAAAAATCAAATGATGGGTCGAGGTGTATTAAAATCGTATAATAAAGATACTAAAGTACCACTTAAAGAAACTATTACTAAGTCTGAACTTAAAGAAATTATTCGCGAAGAAATATATAAAATTATTTAATATGAAAATAAATTATAGTAAAACAATAGCTGTAGCAGTTATTATAGTTGGGTTATGGTTAATCAATATGGTAGTTCGAGATGAACGAGACCACACTAATGGTTACAAAAAAACAATAGACAGTTTAAACATTGAATTAGTTAAGATTGATTCTATTCATAAAAAACAAGATGATACTATTATGATATACAAAGACAGTATCGTTTACTTAGATAAAATAATTGAAGTTAATAAAGAAAATATAAACAAATTAAAAGAAAAACATGACAAAATATATTATATCGTTACTCAGTACTCTAACGCTCAGCTTGACAGCTTTTTCACAAACCGTTACGGACACTAATTACATTAAACTTCCAATCCCTATCGCTAGACAAATAACATTAGATTTAGTTGATGGAGATAGAGCGAAAGTAGAATTAATATCTACTAAAGACTTACTTAATTTAACAGAACAATCCTCAAGTATGAAGGATAATGTTATTAGAAGTTATGAAACTAAGGTAGGATTATATGAAAAACAAATTTCATTATACAGCGAGAAAGAAAAGACATATGTTTTAAATATCAAAGAGATAGAGTCTAAAAATAAACGGCTTAAGATTGAAAATAAATTAATTAAAAGAACAGGATTAACAGCTTTATTAGCTATTAGTGCGTTGTTTATTATATTAAAATAATATGGCAGATACAGTTTTAAAAAAAGAATTCCAACAACGTGACGTACAACGTCTACGTAACTTAATGACCGGAAAACAAGGTGACAAAACAGTTATTGGAGTTGGTTATACAAAAAAAGAAGAATCCCACAGTGAAGGAGACGTGTGGGAAGACAATGGTCGTAAATGGACTATACAAAATGGTATTAAACAAAACATAACTAAATTAGATAAAGCTAAAAAAGAACTTCATCTTCCATTATTTTGTTCAGAATGTAACAATTTAATGAAACCACATTTAGATAAACGTTTCTGGATTATGTATAAACGTTGCTTTAATTGTCAAGTTGACTTTGAAGCTGAAATAAGAAAACAAGGATTATGGGAAGAATACGAAAAAAATATTATTAACTCAGATATAGATTCTTTAATACAAGAATTTATGATTTGGAGTGATGAAACATTAGAGGAAAACGATGCATTCATTACAGAATCAGGTGAGGTTGAAAGTTGGGTTGGTAATGGTAAAAAA